TAGACCGCGAGCCGTCTGGCAAAGCGTACTGGATCAAGCGTTGGTATCTTGGACTGGACGCAAGCCTGACGCCGACTCCTGCCGAGCCGAGAAATCAGATCGTGCCTGTAAAAACTTTGGCGTTTGAAATCCAAACGCCGCAAATTGAAGAAAAGGAAAATCCAATGGAAAAAGAAGAGTTGAAAACAATGTTTGATGAATACGGTAAGACCATCGGCGATATGATCAAGACCGAAGCCGCCGCCGCCGCAAAGACAGCAGTGGAGGAAGTCTTGAACGCGCTCCCCGAGGTCAAAGCCGCGCGCGGCGTGCAAGTCGAGGTCGAGGTAGACGAGGCAGACCGCCCGTTCAAGTCCCTCGGTGAGCAGTTGGGCGCAGTTGCCGACGCCGCCAAGAACGGGCGCGTTGCCCCTCGTATTCGCGGGCTGAAAGCGATGGAAGCGAAAGCCGCGCTTGGCTCGAATGAAGCGATCCCGTCACAGGGTGAATTCCTGCTTGAGCAAACCAGTGCGGCGGGACTGTTGCAGAATATCCACGAAGCGGGTGTGTTCACGCAGGACGTGAATCGTCTCCCTGTTGGACCCAACAGTAACAGCGGTTGGATACCCGGCGTTGACGAAACTTCCCGCGCGGCAGGTTCGCGCTGGGGCGGTGTGCGTGGGTATCACGCGGCGGAAGCGGCAAGCATGACCGCCTCGCAACCGAAGTTCCGCAAGATCAATTGGGAACTACACAAGACCTACGTCCTGCAATACGCGACCGACGAACTGCTTGCGGATGTCGGCATGATGAACGCCATTATCCAGCAGTCCTCGATGGAGGAACTGGACTTCTTGGCAAACTACGATGTTCTGCTCGGCGTTGGCGGAGATCGACCTTCGGGCGCATTGCTCTCCCCCGCGCTTATCAGTATTTCGCGCGCCGCGACCTCCGCTATTTCGCACGCGGATATTGTCGGCATGTGGGCGCGTATGCTCCCTCGCTCAAAGGCAAACGCGAAGTGGTACATCTCCTCAGATGTCCACGCGCAACTTGACCAACTGACATTTACCAGCGGATCAACGGGGATTCTCTCCCCGTATGTGTCCTATGGCGCGGACGGCGTGATGCGGATTTACGGTAAGCCAGTTGTGGAAACTGAGTTCAATCCCGCGCTGGGTACGCTCGGCGATATTTTCCTCGCGGATATGTCGCAGTACCTGTATTGGGAAAAGAACGCGGTCGAGGCGGCTTCGTCCATTCACGTGCAGTTCCTGACCGACCAGACCGCCTTCCGCTTCATCTATCGCAATGACGGGCAGACCGCGCTGGCGTCGGCGATCACTCCCGCGAATGGCGGCGCAACGCAATCACCGTTTGTCGCCCTGCTTGCTACCACGTAATCAGAAACGAATCAGGAGAAAATAACATGAGCAAACTTAACTTTGCGGAAGAGTATCAGGTTGTGCCGCTTCTCGCGCCCGCCGACATTGTGGCGACTGCCGCAGTCACGCGGTATGTCAAACTCGGAAGCATCGGGCGCGGGCAGTTGGAAATCGAAGTCAACTTAGGCGCGTTGACTACGACCGATTCGACTGGCGAGGTGGTTGTAACCGTTGTCGGCAACGACACGAACGACACCTCCACCAGCGATAACAACGAAGTGGCGGCGGCGTTTAGTTACCGTCTCTCTGGCGCAGTTGGCACGGACGCGATGGGCGCGATCACACAAGCAAGCGCAACAGGCGCGGTGGTGGCGAACACGGACGACAACAAGTCCCTGCTTATCTACGTTGACCCCGCCGTTATCGGGCAGAAGTATGTCCGCGCGGTTATCACGCCGACCGCCGACCTTACCTCAACGGTTGTTGGCGCGGTGGGGCGTTTCATTCCGCGCAAAGCGCAGAACGCCCAGCCGAGTTCGAGTTAGTTAATGGATCCGGGGCGGGAGAAATTCCGCCCCGGTCTAAAGCATGGCAAATGATTATACCTCCTCCACCGACGCCTTCGCGGACATATCGGAGGGATCGTATACGACCTCCGATTATCCTGTGATGTCGGACTTTGTAACCTTTGCTTCGCGCCAGATTGACGCCGCCTTTGGGCGTGTGGCTGGATTCTTTTATCCGACAACCGATGAAGTGACCTATTACTATAACGGCTCTGGGAGAGCGACGCAGTACATTGACGAATTTGTTTCGATCTCCTCTGTTGCGGTCGCTGAAAGCGGCGGGTTGTCCTCCACCGATTACACGACATGGGTCGAGGGGACAGATTACATCACTTACCCGTACAATGCGTCGGCTTTAGGCAAACCATTTACCGCGCTGGGCTTAGTGGATTACGCAGGCACAAAAGGCGCGTTTTACAGCGGACAGAAATCCGTCAAAGTGGTGGGCGTGGCTGGATATTCCGCTTCGCCTCCCGCGATTGTCGCCAAAGCGACAAAGATTCAAGCGGTGCAATGGTTTATGAAGGCTAAGATGGGCTACCAGATGGTCAACAGCGGAGGAGAGACCGCCTCCGCGCTGAATTACGCGCTGGACGATAATGTGCTGACCATTCTCAAACCGATATTCCTGGAGTTCTCGTGAGCAACGCGATTGATAACGCGGTGAACGCTTTACAAGCCCTCTCGTTGGCAATGACCAGCGTGGACATAAAATCCGCGCCCGCCTATCCCATCGAGAACATTGACCCTCTGCCGATGTCGGTCGCTTATCTCGCGGCTGGCAATTTAATGAAAATCAATTATGGGATGCTTGAAATTTTTCCGCAGATCAATGTCGAGTTTCATTTCTCGCGCTTGAATTTGAAACAGGCATATCAGCAGATCAACGCGGTGGCATACGAATTTTCGCAAAGATTATCAGGCGATCCGACATTATCGGGCGCGGTGGATACGCTTTTTTCAGCGGACGCGGGAGTCCCGTTTGCCGTCCGCCCATATAACTGGGGACGCCCGCAAGGCTCGAACGTGGACTTTTTTACGCAGATGCTAATTTTTGAAATCGTTGTTAAGATCGTGGAAAGCCCGATCACGCCATGAAAAAGACTCTTGCTATTGTCGGCTCATACACTCCCACTCGCACTGCCTTTGACTTTTCGCGGCAGGACTGCGATATTTGGGTATTCAACGAGGCGGTTGCCGCTGTATGGTGTCGGCGTGCTGACGCGGTATTCCAGTTGCATGACCGCGTGATTTGGAGTAACCCGCTGAACCGCAATGACCCAAATCATGTGTTGTGGATGAAAAACATCACCGCCCAATGTAACGCTTGCGGCGGAAAGGGGTGTCCCGCCTGCGTGAACGGCACATACGCGCCGAAAGCGGGCAGGCTTGAAACCACCGTCTACATGCAAGCACAGGAAACCGATGTGCCGATGTCGAAGGCATATCCATTGGAAGGCGTCAAGAATTTATTCGGCGGCGATCACTTTTTATCTTCATCAGTTTCGATGGCTCTTGCGCTTGCTCTGTATGTTGGGCAATACTCCAATATAGAAATTTACGGCGTCGGCATGAAAACGAATACGGAATATACGTTCCAGCGCGAGGGCGTCGCCTATTGGCTCGGATGTCTCAAAGGTGTTGGAATTAACGTTCACTTCGAGGGCGACTCGTTCGCTTGTCCCGTGTATGGCTTTGATGGCGCGGCAGTGATTCCGTATGAGCGTTTCGGGGAGCGTATTGCCGTTCTGCAAATTGAGATTGATAAGTTGATGAATCAATACGGAGAATTGCGCCTCGCAATTCATAAGCAGATCAACGCGATGGAGGGCGGCACAGGGCAGACGGCGCAAGCCGATATGATGAAGGATGTGGAGAAAATCTCCGAATTGACCGCCTCGCTTGGGATGCTCTGCGGGGCGGAGCAGGAAAATATACGCTATCAAAAGCGCGCGGATGCGATGATTGAGACGGGAGAGAAATTTATTTTTGCCCGTCAAGAGTTCGAGTCCTCCGCGCATAACGCGCAAAAGGCACTAGTGGAAATCGAAACGCAATACATCTCTATCGCTACTACGCTTGGACATATCGAGCGCAACGCCCTGCAAGCGGCGAAGGCGTCGCCGAAGCGGAAGAATCTATTTGAGTTATATCGCAAGACAATGGATCAATACCTGGACGCAGACAGGCGCAGAGCGTTCTTTCGCGGGGTGCTGAGTGAGAATCAAGGCTACATGAATTATTTAGATAGTCGCATCACGGCGGCAGGCGGCCCGAAAAGCGAAGCCGTGATGTTGGAGGCGTTGCAAAATGAGTTGGTATGACCCTCGCAACCCTTCGCAGTTACAAAGCGAGCCGTGGCTTGCCCCGAAAATAATTGACCGCCTTGAATCCATCTTACACCCCGACTTCGAGGTGATGGAGTTCGGCGGCGGCGGAAGCACGCTATGGTTTGCCGAGCGCGTTCGGCGCGTGGTTTGTTACGAGAATAATCTTGAATGGTATACCGCGCTGGACAACAAGAATCTCGATAACGTTGTTTTACAATTTGGCTCGTTCCCGTTGGAAGAGGAAACGGACAAAGACCTGCTGTTGATTGACGGCGAACCAGTGCGTTTACGCGCCGGATGGTTGCGGGAGGCACAACGGATCGTCAAGCGCGGCGGTTGGATTATCTTGGATAACGCGAATCGCAGAGAGTATGCTAGAGAACGCGCCGACCTGTCCGCTTTTGCGGTGCTGGAATATCAGTCAGAGTTAGTCGGTAAGCATCTCATTACAGAGATATGGAAGGTACTCTAATGCCTCGTGTTGGACAAAACCCAAACAAAAGCGCGGACGCCGAACGGTTTGAAAGCACGTTCGTAGCAGTGATTACACACCTGCCGAACACGACAACTGCCTATCATGCAAAGCGTTTTGAGGTCGTGCGTGCCTGTCTTACCACGATGCGCGAGAACGCGAAGATGCCGCATACGTTCATCGTATGGGACAACGGCTCGGAGCAAACTTTTCGGAACTGGTTGCAGGATGTATTTCGTCCCGATGTGCTTATCCTGTCGAAGAATGTCGGCAAGGTGACTGCGCGGACGACGCTTGGCAGGATGATACCACCCGAGGCGGTAATCGCCATATCGGACGATGACATGCTATATGAGGATGACTGGCTCGTCCCGCAGATCGAATTACTGCAACACTTCCCAAATGTGGCTTGTGTGAGCGGGTATGCCGTGCGAACGGCGTTCCGCTGGGGCGTGGAGAATACGATTGCATGGGCGCGTGAATATGCGGCAGTTGAGCGAGGGCGTTTTATGTCGCGTGAATCAGAAAATGACTTTGCCGTTTCGATTGGGCGCGATCCCGCGTGGCACGAAGCGTACACAAAAGACGACGTGGATTATCGCGTGACCTATAACGGCAAGTCGGCATATTGCACGGCGCATCACTGTCAATTTGTAACCACAGGTGAGACGATCCGCAAGTTGCCGCAGTATGATGATAAGGCTTTAGGCGAGGAGCGCAGTTTCGATATTGGAATGGATGCTCTCGGATTGAGATTGTCCACAATCAACAGACTCAGCAGGCATATCGGCAATGTCATGGACGAATCCATGAGAAAAACAATAGGAGTGTGAAACTATGGCTGGCATAAAAGCACTACGTAGAATTCAGGGCGGCGCGGAAAGCGCGGCGGGTACGGAAGTTGCCGCGACATGGCTCTGGCGCGGAATGGGGATGGGCAAAGACACAACGGAAGTGACGTTTGTTGAGGAGGATATTGGCTTGCTTGGCAATGCCAACCGCACCTATATCGCCAAGACGGGGAGCGAGATCAACTTTGAGGGCGTGGCAACCTTCGAGCAGTTGGGATACTTTTACCAGTCGGGGATATACGCCACAACGCCGACAACAGACACATCGTCCGCAAAAGTCTGGACGTGGAACGCGCAAAGCAAAGCCACTGATCTGATTGCCACAACCGATCTGCAAACGTATACCATCGAGTTTGGCGATAACACACAATGCGAGGTCGCCTCGTATTGCTTCACGCGCCAATACAGCCTGAGCGGTTCGGTACGCGCGGCGTTGATGATTAACGCGACGATGGAAGGGCGCACAGTCGGCACGACTGACTTCACACCCTCGACGGACGCGCCGCTCGTGGACGCCGACAGCATCCTGTTTACAAATAGCGAACTCTACATTGACAATGTGACCTCCTCAACAGACATTGGTGTAACGCAGGTATCGCAGACGTTGTTTCAGGCGCAGTTGAATCACACAACGGGCTGGAATGGATACCCCGCCGCCGACGGGCGTACCGACTTCTCGTTTATCAAGCGCGTGAAAGATGAGATTACTCTGTCGTTGACCTTTGAGCATAATAGTTCAGCGGTGGCAGAAAAAGCCGCATGGCGCAATCAGACCGAGCGTTGTATCCGCTTGAAGTTCACAGGCGATGCCATGTCTACGACCGACGCGGGCGCGACCTACAATGTCAAAACGTTTATTGTGGACTTGTGGGGCAAGTGGGAATCGTTCGAGGCTCTTTCGGACAATGACGGCAACGATCAGGTGGTTGGCGTATTCCGCGCGGGCTACTCCACACTGGCGGGCTTGAAAGCGCGATTTATCGTGGCGAATGAGTTGGCGTCCATGCCATGAGAAAGATCATCTTGCCGCGTTTGGTGCGGTCGTTTTCCATCTCGGAGTATGCCCCTGAGATCGCGGACGAGAAAATTTACGTCTGGGTCAATCCACCTATCAGCGCGTTGCTTTCGCTGATGGAATCCTTCGGCGCATACGTGCAAAGCGGCGATGAGCAATTGAATCCATACCTTGAAAAACTCTCCGCGATACTCTCGCAAGGCGCGGAAGGCACGGGCTGGAACGCGGATGAATTGATGGAAATGGTCAAGGAAACCGCCGACACCGACCCGCAGTTTTGGATTTGGTTCAATAACCGAGTCTTACAGGAAATCAAGGAGCATCGTCTACTGCAAAAAAAAAACTGAGACAAGAGACGATGATACTGGCGAGCGGAGGCAGAACGGATGATTGGTATTTGCAAAGGATTATCGAGTTCCGTACCCTCCGCCCGTTGGTTTATGACGCGACAGGATACGAGATCACGATTGACCAGATGAACGACATCCCCGAGGCATGGATGGACGCGATACTAGCGTATGAAATTGACTTGAAGGAAAAAATAGCGATGGTCGAAAAGACCCGCAAAGGCGCAACATGGCAAATGTAAAGGTTGTAATTCAGGAGGTTGTTCAAGGCGCGGGAAAGATCGACTCTGTTACCCGCGATTTGAACACTCTTGAACAGCAACAAAAAAAGACGCAGGCGACCAGTGTCACGCTGAAAAATTCGTACACCGAATTTTTGTCGGCTCTTGGGCTTGTGCAAATGGGGTTGCAGTACGCCAAAGCCGCCTTTGACGCGACCATCGGGGCGCAATTGGAATACGCCAACGCGGTGCGTCAATTGTCTAATGTCAATGGGGAAAGCGCGGAATCCACCAGCCGCTTGATTCAGGTCATGGACGACTTTGGTATATCCAGCGATAAACTCCTGACCTCCGTCCGCGCCATGACCAGCGAGGGCAAAACGCTTACAGTGGAAACGCTCGCGGCGATGGCGGATGAATATGGGAAATTAGGCTCACAGCAGGAAAAGAACGAATACATTATCAAGAACCTCGGCAGGGCAGGACTGGAATACGCCGAGGTATTAGAAAAGGGCGGCGACGCGATCCGCAAGATGAACGACGAGGTAGACGAAAGCCTTGTGCTGAACGAAAAGAACGTGAACGACGCCCGCCGCCTAGAGGTGGCGTGGGACACGTTCAAGGACACATTGCAAGGCGTCGGCTCGTCCATAAGCAACCAACTCATGCCGATATTGGACGAGTTGGTCAACAGTTGGACGTGGGCATTGACTGTCGCGCAAAAATTCAGCGAAGCGGCGAAAAACGGCACGGTTGACTCAACGAATTGGTTTAACGTCTTGCGCGATACCGCTCACGAGATAGACGCAAACACGGCGGCGATGGCGGCGAGCGGCGATGAAGCCGATGAGATGGGCGAGTCGGTGAATGGTTTGACGGGCGAGATGGATGACGCCCAAGCCGCCGCGCAAAGGTTTAGCGCGGAATTGACGGGCATGTTATCGTCCATGTTCACGATTCAAAAAGACATAGACAATTTCGCCAAGACGACCGAAGACCTTGCGAAAAAAGACGCCGAACTTGCGGCGGAAAAAAACAAACTCACATTGGAAATGTGGGAACAGCAACGCGCTGGCAAACTCACGAACGATGAATATTTGCGTTATGTGCAACAGTTGGACGCGATCACGCAAAAGGAGAAAGAGAACCAGCAAAGCAAGGCGGGTTTGGAGGAGCAGACCAAAAAGGCGGCGCAACAACGTGTTTATGATTTGACACAACAACGTCTAGCGGCGGACGGCTTGATAGACAGCGGCGAATTTGAATATCTGCAAGATATAGCCGTTCAACGCGGTCTGGTATCGCGCGCGGCGGCGGATCAAGCGATTGCGGAAAGCCGCGCCGCCGATGAAATGGTAGCGAATTTTCAGAAAACGCAACCTGTAATGAATCAGACGCTTACAACCATGCAACAGATCGCCGCCTTTGACGGCAAATACGTTAATTTCGGCGTGAATTTTAATCAGACGGGGCAGATTACAACGCCCACGCCATATTCGTACAATCCTGGAGTTGCTGGCGGTGGCGCGAGTTTGCCCCCAGCAACACGCAGACCGAGGTCTAGGGACAGCGGCGGATCGGGCGTGGCAGGGACACCGTACATGATTGGCACAGGCGCACAGCCTGAAATGTTTGTCCCGAATACAAACGGTACTTTTGTGCCGAACGCAGACAAAATGGGCGCAACCTATAACATCACGATCAACAACCCGATACCCGAACGTTCAGAGAACAGCGTCCGCAATACACTGAAAAAACTTAGTTATCTAGGAACGGCGGCATGACGATTACTTGGAAATATGACGGAAACTCTCTGACCTCTTACGGGGTTGTGACCGTCTTGAATGATTATTTGGATATTCCCCAACGGCGCGGAGAGAATATCTCTCTGCCGTTCAATGACGGAACATTCTATGTTCCAAAATTTTACGACCAGCGAATCATCACGATTGGTATGGCTATCGTATCTAATACTGCCACTGAGCAGGATACTATTTTCGATAACCTGAAAAAGTTATTCGGCGTTCGCAGTCAAAAGGTGTTGCAGTACACCCGCGAGGACGCCACTATTTATAATGCAAACGCTTCAGTAGATGCGCCGATTCAAACGGAACGCATCCATGATACGTTTGCGCGAATCGCTGTGGAGTTTGTCTTAAATCAACCGTTCTTTCGGTTAAGTACCCAAACTTCTACAATTATCACGATTGACGCCTCGCCCAAAACGGGAACGGTTGCCAACGGCGGAACGTTCGAGGAACGTAACCCAACCATCACCCTGACGGGTCCGCTCACGAATCCAGTTATCACAAACATAACGAACGGCGTCAGTCTCACGTATACGGGTGTGATCTCCGCAGGGCATACCGTCATCATTACGCAAGATTCCACAGGACAGTACACGGCTACGCATAGCGTCAGTGGGAACGTGATCGGCAACGTGACTCACTCAGGCGATACCGCGCTGATGGTTTTGGCGATTGGAAATAACAGCATGAGCATTACCTCCAGTGTGGCTACCACTGGCACGGTCAAATTTGAGTTTTATCCACCCTATTTATAAATTATGGCAAACACAGATAAAGTTGAATGGATTTTATACGCCGCCAACCTTACGACAAGGATGCGGATTCTGCCTGTTAGTACGGGTCATTTGTATTTAGAAATGAACGGCGCGGGATCGGGCGAGGCGAAAATCCCGCTGGATAGTGAAGCGGCGGGTATTATCACTTCGGGGATGTTTATTCAAAACAATTATCGCGGGGCGGAGCGCGGCGGTTTTTTTGTGGAGAATATAAAAAAGACGCAGGTAGACGCGGGTGAAAACGCGGGCAGATGGATGTCTATATCGGGACGCGGCGCATTGGCGTTACTCGACCAGCCAATTGTCTGGAACGAGGATACAACCGAATCAACTCGCATTTTTAACGGCATGACCAAAGCCGCTATTTTGATTCAATTATTGACAGAAGCGCAGGCACGCGGCGCGTTAAGTACGTTGACTTGGAATTTCACGGCTTCGGTGGATAGTAGTTCGGTGGCGTGGGGGGATTCAGAGGAGTACCAGATTACAGTGGGTGAATCTATTTTACAGATCGCGCAGAACTTCGCGGAGGTCGGCGGGTTTGAATTTTCCATCGCACTGAGCGGCGGCGGGTTTGTTTTGTCTGCTTACAAAAATGGGATTGGCACAAATAAATCCACTACCGTTTTTTTCCGCGCTGGTACAAACTGTCTTGAAATTTCCTCCGATGTGCGCGGAGATGAATTAGTAAATACCTATCTAGTAAAATACAAAAACGGATTCGCCGTTGTCAAAGACGATACCTCGATTACAGCCTATGGGCGGCGTGAAAAAATTATCAATATCGAGCAGGCGCAAACATTGGACTCTGCTACGACCTACGCCGCCGCAAAAATAGCCGAGACCAAAGACCCAAAAACAAGCCACACAATACGCGCTTACGATGGCGCGTCGCCGTTTATTTTTTTGGATTACACGATTGGCGATACCGTCACCTATGATGTCAAAGGCACGCAGGTATCCTACCGTATACTGAGTATGCAGGTGGATTATGAGGATGAGGGCTACGCAAACGCAGTTTTGGAATTAAATACTATCTTCTATAATTCCGATTTGGAACGCGCGCGCGATTTAGACTGGCTCACAAAGCAATGGAATACCGCCCGCGACGCCAACCTGCTGGAGGTGCGTCGCTGGATGCCGCTCACTCCGTTGACGGATACGATCCTCGCCGACTGGCCCCGATGGATGACCATTTACGGCAACGTGGTTTTTTATTATCGCGGCTCATTGACTGGCGTGGAGTCCTATAACATGCTGACAGGCGAGCGCAAAGTGTATCCTGTGAGCGTACAGCCTGGCGCGTTGTATGCGATCAGCGAGACCGAGTTTTACCTCGGAGCGACGGGGCTGATCGGCGACCTGTTTTGGTTCTGGAACGGCACGAGTTTCGGGAGTTCGCTGGGCGTGGTTGATTTTTCCTCCATCTATGCCATGACGGGCGGTGATGGAACGAAAATGTACCTCGGAGGGTTATTTTATAATGTCAGCGAGGGCGGCCCGCTGGTGGAATATGACACCGATACTGCGACCTTTGTCGATTTGGGATATGCGCACGGCGCAATATACTCCCTCGCGTGGGATGCGGATAACACCCTGCTGTACATCGGCGGCACGAGCAAGGTCTATGTATGGGACGGCTCGACCATCACGCAGGTAGGCGCTGATTTGGGAGACAGAATCAATGCGTTGGTTGTTGTGGATGGGACTGTCTACGCGGCGGGAGAGTTTACGGGATATTTTGCGTACTATAGCGGGAGCGCGTGGGTCACGATCCCAGGCATTAGCGACAAAGGACGGAGTCTCGCAAAATATCTGTCCGATGTGTATGTCGGTGGTGATTTTCCCGAGGGGATCAAAAGATATAGCGGCGGGCAGTTGTACAGTCTCTCGGGCGGCGTGGATGGCAACGTGTACGCGATTGTTGTCCATGACACGACGGTCGTTGTGAGCGGCACGGACATCACGCTGGCGGATGGCGTGCAGGTCAACCACGTGGCTGGCTATTTTACGCAGTTTGATAATTTCGCAAACCAACTCAACCACACAGCGGGCGGCACCTATGATTTAGGCAATGGCATACACGGCGCGACCGCGATTACGACTCCACTGGATGCGGATGAGTTCCCGTTGTGGAAGGCGTCTGTTCAATTATTGCGAAAGGTGACGTGGGCGAATGTCAAGGCGACACTGGCGGGTGTGTTCATGGACTTGACCACCGACCAAACGGCGGCGGGAATCAAGCGTTTCAGCGATTCAATTCGCGTCGGTATTGACCCGCCAATCGCTGAGACTGACGGCGGTATTTCACAAGCGCAGGAGGGCGTGTCAGTTGGTAATTTTCTATGGACGTGGGGAACTGGCTTCGCATCGTTCATAACAGGCATGTTTTCACGCGGGACAAAAGCCTCTCCCACACAGGCACTCAAAGACGATGTGGCTCTCAAACTGCGCGGGCGTTTCCACGACGGCGTGACATACGGGAATACCTCGGCTGAGATTCGCCATGTGGCAGATGAGACGCATGACGCGACGGGACACGGGACGCGCATAGAAAGTTATACGACGCCGATTGATTCAACGACTCTCACGCTCGCGCATACCATCGGCAGTGACGGGCTGGGGCGCGGGAGCGCGATGGCGTTTCAGCGGACGTTGCAGGAAAGTTTGACGCTGAACGATGGCGCGTCGCTGGTCGTGGCAGAATATGTGGCTCTTGCTGATTATGATATAACTCTCAACGGCGATGCCGCCTTGCATATTTTGTAGGAGAAAAAATGGCTGAACTTATTGTACAAGAAGAATCTACTGATCCATCCACGCCCGCGACGGGTAAGTGGAAATTATATTTTAAGTCGGGCGGCATTTACATCATTGACGACGCGGGCGCGGTGACGGGTCCGCTTGGCACAGGCGGCGGTGGAGTCTCAGACGGCGACAAAGGCGACATCACCGTCAGCGGAAGCGGCGCAACGTGGACGATTGACGCGGGCGCGGTGACGCTGGCGAAAATCGTGGATGCCACAGGGCAATACAAGATCATGGCGAGGGCGTCGGCGTCGGCTGGCGATTGGGAGGAGGTATCCAGCAGCAGCAATGTATTTTCGATTTTACAGGCGGCGGATTATGCGGCGGTGAAAACATTGCTTGGACTCGCCGACGAGAATATACAAGATATTGTCGGGGCGATGGTCTCGGGCAATACCGAAACGGGGATTGCTGTCACGTATGACGATACAAACGGCAAACTGGACTTTGTGGTCTCCGCCAGCGGCGGGTATCACGATGTCGCCGTGCATGCGCGGCAGACAAGAGACCAAAAGGGGATCGTCACCAGCACAAACACGGTGGTCAAGTTCCCGCAGGAGGACAAGGACACAAACGGATATTTCGACGGGTCAACGGGGAAGTTCCTACCCACCTCCACAACGCACAAAGGAACATACCGAATCACGACCCATGTGGCGATTGGATCGCTGGCGGACGGGAAATCAATCTGGGTCGGCGTCCGCAAAAACGGCACAACCATGCGCTGGATCGGTCTTGTGGCTGGGGGAGCGGCGACAACGGTGGGAGTTGGCGGCGCGTTGGATGTGTATCTCGATGGCGTGGATGACTACGTTGAGATTATTGTTTGGCACAATCACGGCTCAGACCGCGATACATATAGCGGGTCTGCCGATGACATCGTTTGGTTCGGCGCGGTGCGGATTGCCGAAGCGGATTTGTGCGGGTGGTGATTTCTTTCCTTATTTTTAGAGAGGGTATGTGGCTATCCCACCCATCCTCATTGTCCTGCTTTGCCTGAATTCGATCCTCGTGGATTGGATTAAATATCACCGTGAGCCGTTGTCGCCGCTGTGGACATTCGCGTTCCGCTTTTTTCTGCCGCCGTTATATTTGATTTACCTATACGCGGTCATCGAATACAGGACGGCGACGGGAATCTATGAAGCCTCCACCGTCGCTCCGTTTGCGCGGGTCGGCTTCCTGCTGTTTCTGCTCCCGAATGTAGTTTGCGGAATCGTCTACTTTGCACAATGGATGAAGGCGAAAAGGAAATAACGGTCATGCCGTATGCTGAGAGTCTATCATTTTGTTGCCCGCATTGCACAAGAATCGCCAACCACGCCGGGGGAGTGGGGGCTGATTTTTACATTTCTGACCGTGTTGGGAACGCTCTTGAATATTCTCTACTCAAATCGTAATTCCCTCGTGCAACAGCAAAAGGAAATGATCGCGTCACAAGCGGTCAAGATCGCTGAACTGGAAGAGTCTTTCCAGACCTTGCGGAACGACTATGCCAACGCGGAACGTCGGCGCATTGACAACGAGGGGGATATTCGGGTATTGAAAGATAAGTTACAACGGGAAAAGATGCGGGTCAAGTCCATGCAAAAGAGACTGAGAGCGAAGGAGAAGCGGCTATTGCGTAGGTAACTCCGCAGGGACGCGCTTCTTGTAGTTCTCCAAGAAAATCAATACCCCCAGCAGAAAAACGGGGCGCGTTAGCGGTTGGCGGATTGTGCCAAACTCGCCCATTGTGCAAACGGCTGAAAGCCAGTCCGCTGCACGCTGGGTTGGGCTGACGTACACGAAACTATGCCTATAATCTTTCCTTTGCGGCATGACATTTCGACTGGTTCACCAACTTTGACCGAATAATACATATCTGGCGAAACTTCAAAGGTTTCAACCTTGCCATTCACGCTGATAACAAGTGTCCATTTTTCGCTTTCGTGCGTGGTGACAATGACAGGCTTTCCGCCTGAACTCACGCCAGTACCAACGCCACTCGAAGCAGGTGTATATTCTGCGCCGATAACCTGACCTTGAACGGTGTACGGTTCGGTAACAAACATATCGGCAACCAACACGCCGAGCGCAACAACAAGCAAAACAAAAGCGACTTCTGACCAATCAATATCTTGCAACCATTCGAGCATTTTTTTTGCCTTCCTGAGCCACTTCTTAGGCAGCCCAACGGCTGCCTTACCTGCGCGAGCCTTATAACTTGTCCGATTGCGACCCTGACGGCGAAGCGTCAGGTGCAGGCTTTGTTAGGAGGCGGGAACTTTCACGGCTTGCGCCGAGTGATTCTGCCAACCATCGTCAACAGGAAATTCATTATATAAATACTTTATTGCAATTCCACAGGCTTCCTCTTCTGAGAAAGCCTGTATTGCCATAGGCTTTGAAATGGAAACAAATTTGCTTTCAAGTTTATCGTCTTTGCTTACTGCGGCAGATACCGCATACCAATCTTTTTTCACGAGAGCCTCCTAACTATGTATTAGCCCGCACTCAGCGCAGACCCCATCTACAAAAACATGATACGAAACGCGGCAGACACTAGCAAGATCATTATTTTGCATTTCTTCTTTTTTGAGTAAATCAAGAACCATTTGGGCTAAATCATGTTTGCTTTGATTCATCAAATACTTGTATGTTACTTTCGTTGCAACAACCATTTCCATTTGCAAATCTCCTTCTCGCGCTTACCACCTACGCGGTGACTTCAAGACCGTTTTGCACTTTCGCCACACGGGCGGCTTGACGGGTCACGGGATAGCGGGTTCACGCTTTGTTGGCTGTGCCACTGCTTGCACTTCGAGCCAATCTGCAAGAGACTTGTATCCTTCGTGCTTCACGCGGGCGAGTAGTTTCGCCTTTGCTTCTTTCGTTATGCGGGCGTAGATTCTTTCACTACGCCCGCCCTTCCATGCCTTAATCTTCATTCTTGAAAATCTTCTGGCTTCACAAATTCTTGAACATCTTCTTCGGTCAATTCCATTGTGCGGGGAAAAGTGTAAAACGCCTCCATGCCTTGATAGGTCGCCTTGAAAATGTCGTTGACTTCATTTTGCCTGATCTTCTCAACCGTTGTTCCGTATTCGTTTGTATTCATGGCTCATATCTCCTTGTTTGTTGGATACGCCTTGTTTATACCCCATGCACCCTAGTTTGTCAAGCACCAATTTCCGCATACAACTATTGACATTGAGACGCAAGGGTGATACACTCGCGCCATGAAAAAACAAGCACCCACTCAAAAGCCGTTGCATGAAATGTCATTCGAGGAGTTAATCGAAACATGGAAAACGGCGCGGCGCAATCACTTCATGCGCCTGAGCGCGAGCGGCATGACCTACGAGCAGATCGGCGCGAAGTACCGCATCACGCGGCAAGCCGTCGGCGCGGTCATTAAGCCGCCGAAGTTGCGTTTCGCAAACTCCGCCGAGGATGGTTTGGCGCATGGCTAGACCATCAACGGGCACGTGCCGTGTTTATGAATTGAATGGCAAACAGACAATGGCATCTACGACACACCGAATCAAAGGCGCGTTATATAAGCGGAGCGTCAAGCAGGGACGCAAGCCGCAAGGGTTGAGTCGTTGGAATGGACGATTGACAACCGCCTCGCTAGATAGGTTGAAGGCAGAGGCGAAGAGGCTTGAGCCATATTACACAGTCAATGATTTAGTGCGAATCGCGGTTGACAATTATGTGTGTACGAAATTGCTTAATCCCTAGTTAGGCGTTTATCATGCAAAATATAAAACTCTCAAACGAAGAATATTACGAAATTTTGAAATCTGCGGGCGGTTGTTTTCCGCTTGGCGATGGTAAGGTTTTACTTTTTGGCTATCCAATCGAGCGGGTTGAAGATGGCTTCTTGTTATATGTCGCCTGTGAGTATTGCGGTCAAAAGTTGTGCCGTTGCGGTGCGCCCCTTGATTGGCAAGGAAAACGCCTAACACCGCGTGCACTGGACGCGGCTACGCCTTCGCCTGCGGGCGGGTCTGGCATATTGAGTCAAATTATCGCGGAGTTGGTTCGGCTTGAAACGCCGCGCCAGTAACGCAAACCGTTAGTTGCCTAAGGAGGCACCATGGAAAATGTCCTAAATCTAATA